AATAGATTAGCGGATTTGAAAAGAAAATTTGGTTTTTTGGTTAATCCAGCTGAATTAGACCAAGCTCTTCAAGATTTTGCTGATACTCAAAAAGCTAATCTTTCCGAAATTGCAGGTGGTACAGGAGGTGAAGCAGGAGATATTAGTTCGGTAGATTTAAGTGGAGAGTGGGTTAAAATCGCAGCTCAATATATTTCTAAAAATGAAGGATTTACTGAGATTTCATCATGGGATGTAAACGCATATCGATTAGGATTTGGAACTGATAAAATTTTACTTGATGACGGAACTATTAAAAGAGTATTACCTGTTGCTGATTATTATAAACAAACTAATCAGAAAAAAGTACCACCCCCTATTGGTATGCAGACTACTCGAGCGAATGCTATGAAAATGTTAGAGCATGATTTAGTAAATCGTTTCAAACCAAGAGTCGTAGGAACATTTGGGAACACCCTAACTGAAGAAGAATGGAATAAATTAAGTGAACCTGCTAAAGCTGCTTTAATAAGTTATTCGTATAACTGTGGTAGTTTGAGAACAAAAATTGCTAGTGCTATTAAGGAAGGAAAATATGATTTAGCCGGGCAATATATAAAAGAAGGGCCTACAACTGGAGGTGGTGTAGTTTATCCAGGATTAGTTAGAAGAAGAGCGGAAGAATCTGCATTATTTTTATCTCAACCACTTCCTATACAGATCCCAACTGATATAACAGCCGGTGTTGCATCTACTAATACAACAACTAATAGGAATACTGCGGGATAGTATAAAATTAAAGATACAAATATTTATTAACATAAGCAAAGATATATGGATACTAACAAACTTTTTAAAGCTATTCAGCTTGTAGTAAAAGAAGAAGTTAAAAAACAAACTGCTGAGATTAAGGAACAGGTTAGAAAAGAAATCCTAGCCGAACTTAAAAAAGCTAGTGTAAAACCTACAATAGTTGAAAAGAAAATTGATAATCCTTTCGATAGAGCATTGGCTTTATTAGAGGAAGATAGAGAAGTTGAGCAAAAGCAATATACTAAAAACCCAACTTTAAACCAAATCTTGAATGAAACTGCGGTAAGACCTAATTTTAGTAGAACCGATGGAGAGTGGGGAACTATGACACCTGATATGATTGGGTATGGTAATCCTCAGGTGGGGTATCAAAATCAATCTTCTCCTATGCCACAAACAGGAAATGATATTATCGATAAAGCAATAATGAGAAGTGCTCAGGTTTTGAAAGCGAGTAAAGATAAAAATAGATAAGATAAATGGCGATAGTAATTGGGCCAAAATTAGTTAAAGATTTACCAGAGCAAGATAGAGTTGCTATTGGGGTAACACTTCCTTTTCAAAGGGGAGCTAATGGTTATTTTGCTCAATCATACCAAACTATCGACCAAATAAAATCAAACATTAAAAATCTTTTACTTACAAGAAGAGGAGAAAGATTAATGCACCCAACATTCGGAACTGCATTATATGAAGCTCTTTTTGAACAAAATACTGATGATTTGGAAATTAAAGTACAAACATCGATAGAAGAATCTATTGCACAATGGATGCCATTTGTATCTATTGAAGAGATTTTAGTAGATCAATCAAATAGTGATAGAGATAGATATAATTTTAATATTTCACTATCATTTAGGGTTTCGGGACAACAAAATTTAGAGACTGTAACTTTTAATATAGTTGAATAATGGCATTTAAAGTAACAAATAAAAAAATAGGAAGAAATAGCAGAGATATAAGCTATTTAGGTAAAGATTTTCAATCATTTAGAGATAATTTGGTTGAATATGCTAAAACATATTTCCCATCTTCTTACAATGATTTTAATGAAGCATCACCTGGTATGATGTTCATAGAAATGGCATCGTATATTGGAGATGTATTGGGTTATTATACCGATTCATCTCTAAAGGAAAGCCTTATTCAATTTGCTTCAGAAGAGAAAAATGTTTTTGCGTTAGCAAATCTTTTAGGGTATAAACCAAAATCTACTTCTCCTGCAATTACTACATTATCAGTATATCAATTATGTAAGGCAACCTCTAATGGTGAATTGGATACTAAATATTTATTGAGAATAAATCCAGGATTAGAGGTAAGGTCTAATTCAGTTTCCGGTCTTACATTTAGAACTGTGGAATCATTGGATTTTAACGATGAAAATGATAGAGAAGTAACCGTATATAGTACAACGAATATTACTAATATTCCCGATTATTTTTTAGTAAAGAAAAAAATACAGGCAATATCTGCAACCGAAAAAACGTTTGAACAAACATTTACAACATCTGAAGCCTTTCAAAAAATAGATTTATCGGATATAAATGTAATTTCGGTAGAAAGTATAATAGATGATAATGGAAATAAATGGTATGAAGTTCCTTATTTAGCACAGGAAACAATTTACATTGATTACCCAAATGTTGAGCAAAATGATCCAGATTTATATCAATTCTCTACAACTGTCCCTTATTTGTTAAAATTATTAAAAACATCTAGAAGATTCGTTGTAAAGACGAACGATGATTTTACTACATCGATTCATTTTGGTGGAGGTGATAGTTCCTTAAGTGATGAGTTGATTATACCAAACCTTAAAAACGTAGGATTGGGATTAAACAACTCAATAGATAGAATGGCTGAATCATACGACCCTACTAACTTTTTGAAAACAAAATCTTATGGGCAATCACCATCTGCAAATAGTACGCTAACTGTTACCTATTTAGTAGGAGGTGGGGTTTCATCAAATGTACCGCAAGGAGATTTAACTTCAATTACAAATATTGTTTTTAATGAAGATTTGAATGATACATATTCTGATTTTGATTTAGTAGTTTACAATTTTGCAAAAAATTCATTAGCAGTTGAAAATGAAATACCGGCAAAAGGTGGTAGAGGAGTTGATACAATAGATGAAATAAGAGAAACTGCATTAGCAAATTATGCATCTCAAAATAGAGCTGTAACTGCTAAAGATTATCAGGTGAGAGCTTTATCGATGCCGGTAAAATATGGTTCAGTTTCAAAAGTATTTGCAATAGGTGATAATTCATTAAATTCAAATTCACCAGAAGCTATTCTTAATTCAACTGAAAATGTTACTGAATTTGCGGAAATAGTACGAAGTATAGTAAATTCATCTTTAGCAAAAGGGGGGAAATTACCTACTACTAATGAAATAAAAGATAATGTAAGAAGTTTTGTTCAGAAAACAACGCAAAGTGCGGAACAAGTAAATCCATTTGCAATCAATCTTTATACATTAGGATATGATGCGAATGGTAAACTTACAAATCTTAACAGAGCTGTAAAGGAAAATCTTAAAACATATTTAAATGAATATCGAATCCTTACTGATGGTGTTAATATAATAGATGGATTTGTGATTAACATAGGAATTAATTTTGATGTAACTGTATATAGAAATTATAATAGCAGAGAAGTTGTACTGAGATGTATTGAAGAACTTAAATCATTCTTTGCAATTGAAAATTGGCAATTCAATCAAACAATAAATCTATCTGATATTGAATTATCATTGGCAATGGTTGAAGGAGTAGCTTCGGTTCAAAAAGTTGAAGTTGTAAATAAATGTGGAGGTGGATACGCGAGAAATAGTTATGATATTAAAGGTGCTACAAAGAATAAGATAATTTATCCTTCATTGGATCCATCTATCTTTGAAGTTAAGTTTCCTGATAAAGACATAAAAGGAAGAGCAGTATAATGATTCATTTTGTAACAGCATCAAAAGATGCAACGGTATATACCTTATATAAAACCAAAAATACTGGTTTAGATGAAATATTGACGGTATCAAAACACTATTCACGATTTGCTGAAAAAGATGATGCAAGAGTTTATATTCAATTCGATACTGAGAATATACCTTCATATGTAACCGCATCTTCTGTAACTATGGATTTAAAACTTACGATGGCAGAAGAGATGCCAGTAAGTTTTTCCCTTTACGCATATCCTGTAACCGAAAGTTGGAATATGGGAATTGGTACATTTATTTTTACACCTTCAAATGAAGATGGTATAACTTGGAACACTCAACCTGGATTTGTAACATCTTCAATTAGCGGGTCTCAAACATTTACATATCAAAGTTTAGATGTTGAGATGAATGTTAAATCAATTTATAATTATTGGACGGGTTCTACAAATTATGGTTTAGTTTTAAAACATTCGATAGAAGCAGAATCTTCATCTTTAGATTATGGTATAATGAATTTTTATTCAAGAGAAACAAATACCATAAATCAACCTCTATTAAAATTAGGATGGGATGATACATCCGGTTCTTTTTCAACAGGTTCATTAGGCCCATTGAGTGGTTCATCGATTATAGTTAAAAGTAAAGAATTAAAGCCTGCATACTATGAAGGTGGAAAGGTTAAAATTAAAGTAATTGGTAGAGATCAATATCCTTTGAAAACCTTTTCTAATTCATTCTCTTATTTGGATGTAAAATATCTTCCAACAAGTTCATATTATGCTATCAGAGATGAAATTACAAAGAAGAAAATTATAGATTTTTCTACTTATAGTAAGATAAATTGTAATTCAGAAGGAAACTATTTAGTATTCGATACTACTAATTTTCCTAAAAATAGAGTTTATAGACTTTTATTTTTGATAGAAAGAGATGGGTTTGAGGAATATTTTGAAGATGATTTAACATTTGAAATAAGAAGTAATGGAGTTCGAGTTGATTAAAAAAGATTTACAAAATAGTGGTTCTCTTGTTGCAAGGGATAGAGGCTCTGTTTATTTTGAGGCAACTCTTGATGAAGATAAGACGGGGTTTGTTTATGCTCCTTCAAAGAAAAGAGTTTACAATACCGATGAATTAAAAAAAGCTATTGATGTAAATGTTTTTGAATTAATTCCAACTTCACCTGAATTAGAATTAGATTTAGTACCTAGACCAGTTTATAATGAAGTAACTCGTTCATTAGAATTAGCTAGATTAACAATAGAATCACAATCTCTACAAATATCTGATTTAGAAAGAGAGGTTGCAGATTTAACGGCTATTTCGGCATCATTGGATGTAGAATTGGATAGTGAAAGATTATTAAGAGTAACTGCTGAAGCAAATGCGGAAAACTTAAGAACTCAATTTGCTATTATTACTGATCAACTCCAAACTAATATTCAAAGAATGACATTGGATGGAATTGAAAACTCAGCACTTAAAGCTAGAAACGAAGGTCAAAACGCAACTATTGAATCATTAAAAAAGCAAGTTGATAGTTTGACAGAACAATTAAATGGTAAAAATGCCAGAATTGCAGAGGGAGCGAAGGCTGGTGCTGATATTACAGTGAGAGTTATAAATAAAGGAGATCAGAAATATAATGATTTAACCTTTAGAGGTAGAGCAAAAGATGACGGTAATGGTAGTTGGATAAATGGGCCTGAGGTAGAAATATTTAATTTCTCCTTAGATGTTCAGAATGTTTCAATTTCACAAAAAGGAGTTGATTTCTTAAATGGCCCTTTTTCAGTAACCGTTCAACCACAGGAAAAGATAACAATTTCGTTTACTACGAATAAAGGTAAGGTTGATGGGTATAAACCAAGCGCAGGATTAGGATTTACTGGTGATAAAGAATATACAGGTACATTAGAATTTAAGACATCTAAAGGAACTGTTTCACTATCATTGGCAGTTCAGAAACAAAGAGGTAGTAATTGGACGGGATAAAATAAATTAAAATGGCATTAACTAATTTTAAAAATATCGATGAAGTAATAAATGAAGGAACTTCCCTTACAACAGAGTTAAATCCTATTGATTTAGCTTTGATTGATATTCATCTAATAACATTTTAGAGCAAAAAGATTATGGAAACGTAAGATACATAATGGGTGAGCAGATAAATGAGTATCTAATTAGAAGTGAAAATTTAACTGATAAACTTAATGATGGAGGTGGATTTTTAATTGATATTAAAAAATTAATAAAAGAAGCTGGATATAATATAGGTATTTTTAGAGTTCAATTAAATTTTGTAAATGATAGAGTTGGTAGTTCTATTGCAAAAGATAAACTATGGATTCAAGAAATTTCTCCGACTAGATTAGAATTAAGATTATTACCTTTTGATAATTTTGAAGCCAATAATCCAATTGATATAGATACTAAAATAGATTTAAATCAGGCTTATAATAGTTTTGTATTAAATAAATTTAGTGGTGATGAAGTATATTCAGAAATAGATGAAATTCTTAACAGATTAACTCCATCTGAGTTGTACAATACTTTTAAAAAAATAAAAAGTGATTCTTATATCAATCAATTAGCATCTGAGTTTGGAATAAATTCTTTTGAAATATTTTTTTCTAAAGTTTTAGAAAGTATGAAGATTAGCGTTAGATATGCTTTACTTCATAAAAACTCAACTATTGATAGTAATGATTTTGGGAAACCATTGGGTGATATAGTAGATTTTACATATTATAATAAAAAGGATATCATAAATCTATTAAATAGAAAATTTGAAGAATCAGTTGATTATCATTTAC